TATAATGCGGCTAATCCCGGTAAGCCGGGGTTAAAACCACCACAGCCCGAGGGTGGCTCGCGTAAAGATTCTTTCTGTGCTAGGATGACTGGCATGAAGAAAAAGTTAACTTCTGCTAAGACGGCGAACGATCCTAACTCTCGTATCAATAAGTCCCTCAGAGCATGGAACTGCTAAGGAGAATATGATGACTCGCTATCTACGTAATAAACGCGACGGCTTTATCTACGACTGGAACCCAATTCTTGCAGAGAACGCAGTGTGTGAGGAAGTGACTGAGGAAGAGGCTTTTCCAGAACGCTTCATCCCTAAGGCCCAGAAAGGTCGTAAGTCTAAGATCGATCTATCGACCGAGGATATTCCTGAAGAGCCTGCAGTTGAGAATACAGAACTGAATCTCGAAGCTAGTCGGGGGCTGTAAACATGATACTCCTAGATGTGATCACCGAAGTTAGGAAGATGCTGCAGGATACGAGCACTGACGCGGCTCTTCAGCGGTATTCGGATGCAACACTTCTAGGGTTTGCCAATCAGACTTTGAAGCGTATAGCCCTTCTGCGCCCAGATTTGTTTGCGCTTATCGGGGAGATTCCTTGCACAACCAATGCGACGCTGCAGTCAGCACCGTCTGATTCTATCAGGATCATGGAAATCTTCAGGATCAAAGACGGTCCCGGTGTACGTGAGACTAACAGAGAGATTCTAGATCAGACATACCCTGAATGGGTTACAGAAGAGGCCGGTGCTTGTATTAGCTGGATGCGTCATGTCCGTAATCCTAATCGGTTCTTTATCTACCCGCAGTCTACTGCTGGGCAGATTCTCATTGGTGAGTACTGCCAGACACCGCCAAGTTATGCGTCGTCTACGACTGTAGCTCTTCTCCCCGATGGGTACTTCCCAGTCGTGGTGGACGGTACTCTATTCCTTGCAGAGTCTATTGATAACGAACATGTCAATTCTAACCGTGCTCAACTTTTCCAGCAGTCTTTCATACAAACTCTGACTACTTCCTTCCAAGCCAGATCAGTTACAGACACAGAAGAAGCTGGACTAACTAAGAAGGAAGTTGCGTAATGGCTACACGGACCTTTATCTCTCTTGAAAACAAATTGTCACCTAGTGTCCCGGGGTGTCCTAGACCTACTATCCAACAGTATGTCAGAGATGCGGCGATAGAGGTCTGTGAGAGAACCCTCGTATGGCGTTATGAACAGCCCCTTGTTCGACTCACTCCCGGCGTGTACGAGTATGAGTACGAGGCTCCAACTGATTCTGAGGTCGTGGCTGTTATTCATGCAGCAGTGAACGGTTCTAAAGTATCAGCGATGTCTCAGGATGAGATACACAGAGTGTACCCAGACTGGCCCTCTACTGATGCTACGGTTCGGTCTACCCCACGATTCATTTCGCAGTTCGACCCAGATCATTTTATTATTGTGCCTGTACCGGACTCATCCGTTGCCTATGACATTAAGATGTTTCTGGCTTTGAGGCCAACGCCAGACTCAACAGGCATGGATAAGACAGCATTCGATGAGTGCGAGCAACTTATTATGCACGGCGCGTTACAACATTTGCTGGTGCTGCCTAATAAGTCATGGACAGATAGAGACCTTGCTACTTATCATGCCAAGCAGTACTCCTACAAAACTGCTAGTCGTAGGGCAAAGGCTAGTTTAGGTGTTGCTAGAGCATCACTTACCGTACAAATGCGTCCGTTTGCATAGGTGTCAGCATGTCAGATGTTATTAAACTAGTCCAAGGCGATACGCTTCCAGAGATTTTTCTCACTCTGACGAATGAGACAACGGGTGCTGCTATCGATGTATCCAGTGGAACCATAGCGATAGCAGTTAAATTTAGACTGGCGGGCGCTACAACTACATTATCTACGATACCATGCACAAAGACTGATGCTGTTAACGGGATTGTAGCGTTTGACTTCGGCAACGGTGAACTGGTTGGAATTGATCCCGGTATGTATGAGGGAGAGATAGCCGTTACTACTGGCAGTGATGTTCAGACCGTATACGATCTTCTTCGCTTTAGGGTGCGTGAGCAGTTTGCATGAGCAGTATAAAGGTAGCAGTCAGCGTAGTTAATTCTTCCGGCATTCTGGCAGAAGTAAGTATAGCTTCTGGTAATAATTTTACTGTTGCTGCTACCTATGAACCAACGATAGCGTCTCTTTCTTACGCTCTTATAAAGGCTGATGTATTCAATCCGTTTGTCCTGTCTGATACTGCTAGTATATCGGAAGTTGTTCTGCGGCATCCTAAACCGGTATACTCCGATTCAACGGTAACATCCGAGATATTTGTTAAATCTATTATAACGCCGGATGTTTCTGATTCTGTTGTAGCGGCTGAACTATTTGCCTCGACACTGGTTAAGAATGTAGACTTTAACACAGCCACAGCAGAGGTTGACTCTGAGCCGGTTACAACTTCAGAGGTGTTTGTCCTTACATTAAACGCTCTGGACTCCAATGCGTTTAATGGGTATAGCTTTAATAGCGCAAGTTTGAACTAAGAGGTTTGTTATGGCTAAAGATTTTGTAAAAGCTGAAGGCAAAGTTACTCTTGTGCTGACTGGCCCAGACGGGGCAGTGAAAGAAACACAAGAAGTAAAAAACCTCGTTGTTCAAACTGGGTTGAACTATATTGCTTCCCGTATGAAGGACGCTACTGCGACAGCAATGACTCATATGGAAGTCGGCACGTCGTCCACTGCTGCGATTCTCGCCCAGACAACTCTGGTTGCTGCTGTATCAGCCAGTCGTACAGCCCTCACAAGTACTACTGTAACAACCAGTTCCGTTGCTTACGCCTGCACATTCGGAGCGGGTGTCGGTACAGGTGCTCTTACAGAAGCCGGTATCTTCAACGCTTCTTCAGCCGGTACTATGCTTTGTCGGACTGTATTCTCTGTCATCAACAAAGGCGCAGCCGATACCTTGACTATAACGTGGACCATAGCAGTGAGTTAACATGGCTATTTTAGTCGCAAATAACGCAACTAGTTATCTAGCTGGCACTCTTACAGCAGTAGCCACTAGTCTCACTGTGTCGAGCGGGACGGGTACGCTGTTTCCGACAATATCTGGCAGCGATGTGTTTTATGTAACGCTGACAAATACCTCGAATCAAAACGAGATTGTAAAGGTAACAGCCAAAGCTACTGACACTTTTACGATTGTCCGCGCACAAGACGGCACTTCTGCACTAGCCTTTGCGATTGGTGATAAAGTAGAACTCAGGGTCATAAAAGTAGTATTTGACGATAAAGCCTCGCTTACCAACGATCAGACTTTTAGCGGGGCTAATACGTTTACAACTCCGATTGCGACTACATCCGGCGGTACAGGATTAAGTTCCCTCGGTACTGGTATAGCTACGTTCTTAGGAACACCTAGTTCCGCCAATCTTGCTTCTGCGGTTACGGATGAGACTGGCTCTGGAGCGTTGGTGTTCGGGACATCGCCAGCATTTACAACTCAAATTACTGCCCCGCTAGTTATAGGCGGTACTGCCGTATCGTCCGCTCTTACGCTACAATCAACATCAGGTATCGGTTCTTCTGATAGCGTTGTGGTAAAAGTCGGCAATAATGGTGCTACAACAGCACTTAGTGTTGATACAACTGGAATAGTGTCCTTCCCTACAACTGGCGCACTTATAGTACCCGCCAGTACGACAGCAAACCGTCCTACAGGGACTACAGGGCAGTTTAGATTTAATACCTCCTTAACCCAGTTTGAAGGTTATAACGGCTCTGCGTGGGGCGCAGTTGGAGGCGGTGCTACAGGCGGTACTGGTAATGCCGCATTCTATGAAAACGACATTACAATCAGCGCGGATTACACAATCACCACTAGCAAGAACGCCGGAACATTTGGCCCAGTAACAGTGAATAGCGGCATTACGGTTACCGTCCCGTCTGGCAGCACATGGAGTATTGTCTAATGCCTGTAAAACTCAATGGAGCAACATCTGGGTCGGTAACAATAGACGCCCCTGCTGTTGCCGGAACCAACACTCTTACGCTTCCTGCTGTGACTGACACGCTTGTAGGTCTAGCGGCTACTCAGACGCTTACTGGCAAGACGTTAACTAGCCCGACAATTACAGGTGCTGTCATATCCTCAATGGGAAGCAGCGTACTTACATCTGGGACAGCAGTAGCATCTACGTCTGGAACTAGCATTGACTTCACTAGCATCCCGTCTTGGGTAAAACGTATTACGGTGATGCTTAATGGCGTATCAACTAGCGGCACGTCATTGCCAATGATTCAACTTGGTGATGCAGGTGGTATTGAAGCAACTGGGTATACTGGAGACTCAGCTCAAATTCATACTGGAGCAGGGGGGTCTGCTCTTTCTACAGGGTTTAGCATAAACACAAATGCTGCAACAAATGTTCTGTATGGACAAGCTATCATATCTTATTTTAAGTCTAATACTTGGATGTTTGCTTTTGTTGGCGGCACAACTGGAAATCCACTAGTGCTTGTAACAGGCGGTGCAAAAATTCTTTCAGATACGTTGACCCAACTGCGTATTACCACAGTCAACGGCACAGACACCTTTGATGCTGGTTCTATCAACATTATGTACGAGTGAGGAATCCATGACTGTAACCATAAGCGGAACCACAGGTATAGCTGGTGTTGATGGCTCTGCTGCTACTCCAGCAGTGCAGGGTGGTGACGCCAACACGGGCGTGTTCTACGGCACGGATATCGTAGGCATCTCGACGGGTGGCACTGAGAGGATGCGTGTTACAAGCACTGGCGTTAATCTAAATGGCTCTACGTCTGGAACGCTTACGATTGCCGCTCCTGCGGTAGCAGGGACCAACACCCAGACGCTTGTAGCGGCTACCGGAACCCTTGCTCCAATAGTTAGTGCTACAGCACAGGCATCTACCTCTGGCACTAGCATCGACTTCACTAGCATACCGTCATATGTAAAGCGTATTACGGTGATGTTTAGAGGTGTTAGTACAAGTAGCACGTCAGATATTCTTATTCGATTAGGAACATCATCCGGCGTTACAACTACAGGATACGCTACTTATGGCCTTAGAACGGGCGCAACATCAGTAACCAGTGGGGCTAATCTTACAACAGGGTTTGCGTCAGTCAGTACACAAGCTGCGTCGGTATATAGTGGTTCTGTTATTTTTTCAGCATTAGGTGGAGATATTTGGACTGGCTTTGGTCTTCTTGCTGATAGTGCAGGGGGAAATGGTTATATCATTACAGGCGGAATTTCTCTTGCCGCAACACTAGACCGTGTTCGCATTACTACAGTAAACGGCACAGACACCTTTGACGCTGGCACTATCAACATTATGTACGAGTGAGAATTAACTACCATGAGTACCGTAAAAGCTACCAACTTCCAGAACGCCTCATCTGCTACCGCCAACATGGTAACAGATGCCAGTGGCAACGTGTCCTTTGGCGGCACTGCGGCTATGTCCAGCAGCTTTCTACGTAACCGCATTATCAATGGTGATATGCGGATTGATCAGCGTAGTGCTGGGGCAAGTGTGACGCCAGCCGGAGGAGGTTCCGCATATTACTCATGCGACCGTTGGCAACAATTTATTTCTCAAAGCAGCAAATATTCAATTCAACAATCAACAACTTCTCCTGCTGGGTTTACAAACTCACTTCTTGCAACTTCTCTGTCGGCATATTCAGTTCTTGCGGCGGATAACTTTGCGCTCACTCAACAGATTGAAGGTTTTAATGTCGCAGATTTGGGGTGGGGTAGTGCTAACGCTCAAACAATAACACTTTCATTGTGGGTGCGCAGTTCACTAACAGGGACATTTGGGGGAGCGTTATCTAATAGCGCGGCTAACCGTTCTTATCCATTTACTTTTACAATTAACGCTGCAAACACATTTGAATATAAAACAGTAACCATAGCTGGCGACACGACCGGAACATGGCTCTCTAATAACGGAATAGGAATTCGGGTTTGGTTTAATCTTGGTTCTGGGTCAACTTACACCGGAACTGCTGGCGCATGGGCGGCGGCAGACTATCGTTCAGCCACAGGTGCAACCTCAGTAGTCGGCACATCTGGTGCTACCTTCTACGTCACAGGCGTACAGCTTGAGGCTGGCACAGTCGCCACACCATTTGAGCGGCAGATATACAATGCTCAGTTAGCACAGTGTCAGAGGTATTATTGGAAAATCATCCCTGCTAATAACGTAAGATTCTCGCTAGGATATGTTAGTACTACAACAACAATTAGTGCTATTATTCAATATCCAGTTGAAATGAGAACAGCACCATCAGCACTTGAACAAACTGGTACAGCGGCAAATTATTTAGTTGCTTACGCAGCTACGGCGGTTGCCTGTTCCTCTGTACCTACTTTTTCATCAGCATCTGTGAACGCATCAACATATACCTTTACTGTTGCAAGTGGCTTGACTGTAGGACAGGGAGCGCACGCGGCGACTAACGCAACAGCTGCCTATCTTGGATGGAGTGCAGAGTTATGATATTTAAATGTCTTCCATTAGTTGAGGGTGAAACTCAAATCTACGCCCGTGTAGATGAGGACGGCCTAATCCGTCTGACTTGCACGGCAGATTATCCAGAGTTCAAGGCATGGATAGCCGAGGGCAACACACCACTACCCGCTGACGAGTCCGAATAACATCATAAGGAATCACTATGGGAACCGCACTTGTTAAGAACAATGCTTTCAGTACGCTGCTCGCAAGTATTGCTTCGGGGGATACTAGCCTTTCCGTAGCTAGTGGGCATGGCGCACGGTTTCCTTCTATCTCCAGCGGTAATTTTTTCTATGCTACCCTTATCAATAGCTCCAATGAGTACGAAGTTGTTAAGGTAACAGCTAGGGCTACGGATGTTTTTACAATTCTTCGTGGTCAGGACAGCACTGCAGCCCGTGCCTACACTGCTGGTGATCGAATTGAGCTACGCCCCACTGCCGCATTGTTTGATGATAAGTTGTCTTTAGGCGGAGGTACTCTTACCGGCGCACTCGCTGTCCCATCTGGAGCAACAACTACTGAG